CATTTTCAATCGTCGATATTGTAGAAGGATATGGTAAATATATCTCTCTTTTTTCTTCATTAATTTTTTCTTCAAATTCGTAATTTGAAACTGATTTTAGTAATTGCTCGCCAGAAAGTATGAACCCATTTATTCTTTTACTAAAGTTTGAATTTACAATAATACCTTTAGGTAAAATTATATTTCCATCCGAATCTAATATTTCTTTAGTTTCATAGTGATGTATTTCATGGTCTTTAGTACCATATTTTGTTTTAATCGAATATTCAAATTCTGGCCTCGATAAAGGCCATTCTGAATATAAATTAACAATATCATTTACTAACAAAATGATCCATTCATATTTTGGTGTATCATAAACATTGTATGATACAGTATATGGTTTGTCATCACCAGGAATAGTGAATTTTTCAAAGTATGTTAAGTTGCGAAGAAATTGTGATTGCGCTTTAACTCTTCTAAAAATATTTTTAGTAATAATATAATTTTTTATAGAGCTATTTGTCTCTGGGACACCAACTCTTATATTTGGTAAGTAAGAAAAATAATTTGCCATATTAGTAACCGTTAGCGATATCCTCTGTTGTAAGGATTGAAACTTCTTTTAGATTTATGGATAATTCATACGCTGGAACACGTCCTTCGGTCGTTGTAACATATCCTCCATCAGGAGTATAGTTTACTTGAACTGATTCAACGATACAATCTTTAATTCTATACATATGAATTGCACTTGCACCAGATTTATCAATAGGGGTTCCAATTCTCACAAAATCAACATGCAATCTACTAGGGACTTGCATATATCTTCTATCTGATGACCCCGCAAAACTAAATGATTCTGCAATTGTTTTATCCCCCCCTTTCGATGGTGATGGAGATCCAGCAGTTGCAGATGAACTGCCAGCTCCAACTTTACCTATCTGACCAGTAAAACTAGGATGCATAATTGTTTTAAAAAATCCTATTATATCGCTAATTTCTTGTGCTTCTTTATCGCTTCTTGCGATTAATTTCCATTGAAATTGATGGCTTCTAAATGTAACACCATTAAAAATCTGCTCTTCATATGGATTGAATATCCTGCCTTGGGTTACTGCAGATAAATCTGCACCATTAATATTACCTCCAACGCCGATTACAGCATTTATACCGTTAATAGCACTTCCAACTGAATTAAATGCTGCTTCAGGAGCTGCCTGTCCTGCTGCGTTTTTTAATGATGCTGCTACTCCTTCTGCACTATTACTTCCTAGCATTTGTGCTGCCATTACGCCACCAACACCAAATGCAACTTGATTATAATTTGCTCCATAACTAGTAGCAATATTTGACGGCATATATAAATATACTGTTCCACCAACTCCAGTTTCTTTAGGCGCACTTGCAGCATTTGCAGCACCTTTATTTGTCAAAGAATCTAAAATTGCTTCACCATCATAGGTGTAACGATAACCAGAAAATTTCATATAATCTATAAATGGTGTTATACCTTCGCCACCTCTACTAAAACTTGCACCCAATTCTCTTAGTCCTGCATCTAATTCAGATCCTACGGGATAATTTTTTGGATATATTAATTTTTTAGCGTCTGCCATTTTATACCTTTAATTCTTTCTCTGTTAGAACAATAAATTCCCATAATTGATCTTTACAAAATTCTTCGGCAGCTTTCCATTTTGCTTGGTTAACTGAATATGTAATCACTTCACTTACATACTGTTTAGTTATTTTTGTTTTTAGTTTTGGTTCTTGAGTTTGGTATTGTGGTTTAACTTCCACAAGATATTTTTTTGTTGAATCAGTTTTAGTTTTAACTTTGATATAAAAGTCTGGAAAATATCTATGTTTTTTTCCATCAACAGGTGAAATATATGGAATAAAGAGTTCTTCGCTTCCCCATTCAAGAATATTTTTATTATTATCGCAATAGATCATGAATTTTAATTCCCATGACGACCTATAAATGATATTCTTCACATCACCTTTGTACTTATAGGTGTTTGTTGGATTAAAACGTCCAGTATAGGTCATAAATAATATAGGACTAACATATCTATTTATAGGGTCAACCTGATGTCATCGTATTTATCTACTCATGGATCTGGAGCAAATAGTTTACAGGGATTTAAAGCTTTTGCTTCCAGAAGACCCCCGTCATATAATAATTTATATTGGGTTAGATTTAGAAGTATTCCAAATACACTTAGAATAAAAGCAGATTCCTTTTTTTCGCCATTTTTTGATGGTGGCAGTGATAATAGCACGGGACTTAGTTACGGATCTTCTGGTAGAGATGAATCTAGACTAATAAATTATTATGCGAACGATGTTACTATTCCTAGCAGACAGATTACTACAGGTGATGCTAAAACTGTAGGTGCATTATATAGATATCCGACTGGTACAACATTTAGCGAAATTTCTATTAATTTTACTCTATCTAGAGATTTGACAACCAGAACTTTTTTTGAAAGATGGATGAATTATATTACAGAGGATTCTGGAAACCGAGTTAGTTGGTACGAAGATATTACATGTCCATTTATGGATATATTTAAATATGAGAGAGGTGGAGTTAATCCTTCTAATGCGGCAATTAGTGTTGTAAATCCAACAACACCGCAAGGTGTAAGAGATTTTGTCCAATTCAATAAAATATCAGGTGTTTGGTCATTATCAAATATATTTCCATTTAATATTAGTAATATTCAATTAACAAATGGTCAAGCAGGGACATTGAATATGGAAGTATCTTTTTATTATGAAAGATATCGTTTCTTTATTCCAAAGAATTCTGGTACATCTAATATACCAGCAGAAATTGGATCTTCTACAGCTACAACCATAGAGCAATTATTACAAACTCCGGCTGCAACTGCTGATGGATCATCTACAGCTACAACAACAGCTAAAATTGATAGTTCTGGTAAGATCAAATAACTCTACTAAATAATTTCAATAATATTATTTTACTTGGAGTAATTATGCCTTTACCTAAATTAGTGGTTCCTGAATATGAATTGGAATTGCCATCAACAAAAGAAACTGTTAAATATCGTCCTTTTCTTGTAAAAGAAGAAAAACTTCTTCTCATTGCCATACAACTTGGCGAAGAGAAAGATATGATGAATGCAGTTAAAACTATTATTAAAAATTGCACCAATCTTAAATCTAGAGTTGATAATTTAGCAACTTTTGATATTGAATACCTTTTCTTAAAGATTCGTTCTAAATCTATTGGCGAAGTTTCTAAAATTATGATTACATGTCCAGATGATGATGAAACTCAAGTGGAAGTTGAAATTGATTTGGATTCAATTGAAATTACCTGGCCGGAAAATCACTCTACAAAAATTGAATTGACTGATGATGTAGGATTAATTATGAAATATCCTTCTTTGGATACTTTTGTGAAATTAAATTTTATTGGTGAAGATATTACAGTAGATAATATTTTTGAATTGGCTATTCAATGTCTAGATCAAGTTTATGAAGGCGATGAAGTGCAAGATGTGAAAACTTATACTAAAAAAGAACTAATCGAGTTCTTCGAATCTATGAAGAGTGATCAGTTTCTTAAACTTCAAGATTTTTTCTCTAATATGCCTAAATTAGAACATGATGTTGAAATTGAAAATCCTAAAACTGGTGTTAAGAGCACTGTGAAATTGGAGGGTTTGGGAGCTTTTTTCGCATAGCCCTACTCCATGCTACCCTAGAGAATCATCTAGAAACTAATTTTGCATTAATGCATCATCATAAATGGTCTTATTCGGACCTTGAAAACATGATTCCTTGGGAAAAGGATTTTTATGTTAATAAACTTCTTGGACATCTTGACGATCAAAAACAAAAATATCAAGAACAACAAAAAGCAGCACAGGGTAGGCAAAGTCTCTAATGGCATTTACCAGCATAATTAAACCATATAAGTTTGTTAATCCATCATCAATCTCTTCTGGCGGTGGAGCAACACTTATTGTCGGAGGGAAGAAAATTGCTGGTGGTGCATCAACACAAGTAAAATCTGCTCGTGTAACAGTACTTGCTCTCAATCGCATTGGTATGGCGATGGAGGGATTAGGAAAAACACAACAACAAATTCGTGACATCATAGTTTATGAAAATAAGTATCTGCAGAACATGCAGAAACTTAATAAAGTAAAAGAGTCATATCGTAAAGATCAAAAATCAGAAGCACAGTCAGAATCATTTGATAAGAAGCAACAGGAAGGTGCTAGTAAAGAAGTAGTAAAGAACGATAAAGTTAAGAAAAAACTTAGTTGGATCGAAAAATTATTCAAACCTTTTGAAGGAATTATATCTTTTGTTGGTAGATTTATTATTACTCAAGGTGTTCTTAGATGGATTGGTGATCCAAAGAATATCGATAAGGTAGTAACTTTTGTTAAAGCAATAGGAACAATATTTAAATGGTCATATAACATAGCATACAAATCTTTTGATGCTGTAATGACAGGATTTGCAAAGGTATTTGGAAGTAGTGATAAGAAAGGACTTGATAGATTTGGTGAAGTTTTAGGTGGACTTGGAACTTTATTAATTGGTATTGCTGGATTCAAAGCACTTGGATATTTGTTGAATCCTTTTAGTCTTATTAGCGATATACTTAATTTGATTGATGGTCTTTCTGCCCGCGCCGGCAGTGGAGGAGGATCTTCATCGCCTTCACCCACAGCAAAACCAAAAGCATCAACTCAAAAGATTGCAGAAAAATATGGTGCTGATGCTGCAAGATATTATGACGATCTAATTAGTAGAGGTAAAAGTCCTGCTCAGGCTCTTAAAGCTGTAAGAGGCAGATTTAAATTAATACCACCAAAACCAAAAACACTTCTTGGTAAGACTGGTGATCTATTTGATTCATGGAAAAAGAGATTAACTGGTGGATTGGACAATGTGAAGACTGGATTATCCAATGTGAAGACTGGATTTATGAAGGGGTGGGAGAATGTTAAAATGCTTGGGGGCAGTGTCTCTAAAGGTGTTAGGAATACTCTAGCATCATCTACTAAGTGGTTTCAAGATGGTGTTAGTAGCAAATTAACACCAATTGCTAAAGGTGCCTACGACTTATTGGAAAAGAAAGGTATAATTTCTGCTGCAAAGAAAGCAGGTGAAACTGCCAAAGATGCTATTACTAAGATTCCAGGATATGATAAGGTAATGAAGAAGGTGTCTGAAGAAGGCGGACAAGAAATGCTTAAGAAGATAGGTGGAAAGGCAATTCCAATTATCGGTGGATTGGTAAACTTATATTTTGCATATGATAGGTTAAAGCGTGGAGATAAGTCTGGTGCTGCTCTTGAAGCATTATCTGCTATTTTAGATTTATCAGGACTTTTTGGTTTTGTTCCTGGTCCATTTATCTCTATGGGCTTGGATGCATATCTATTTGGTAGAGACTTTTTTCCTGATGTAATTAAGAAGGAAAATGATTTCCTTGATACGATTATTGGTGGCATCATGAGACCACTTAAATCTATTCAAGATTCTCTACCAAAAATTCCTATGCTTGCTGAGGGTGGTATTGTCAATAAACCAACTATCGCTGGCCTTGGTGAGAATGGTCCAGAAGCAGTTATTCCTCTTGGAAAATTAAATTCTCTTGGTGGTACGGCAGGGACATTAGCGGGGGGATTAGATTCTGCACTAAAGAGAATGGGTGCTCCGGGTGAGGTAGCAAGGTCCTTAGTTGGTAATACTATTAAAGATGCTGAGAATATGTTTGGTGTTCAAGCAGTTGCGGGAGGTGGAGGAGATACCTTAGGTAAATCTGTTAATAAAGGTATCAGGGAAGGATCCCTTGAAATTGATGCTGGTGATGATATTTCTCTAATCCTTGGAAAAGATTCTGTTATTATTAATGATAAAAAAAATCCACAAAACAAAGCAACAACATTAAGAGGGCAACTTGCTAACGTTCTTAGTTCTTTAATTTGGTTGAGTGAGAAAAACCTTAGCAGTGGCGGAGGTGGTGACGGTGGAGGCGGCGGTGGTGCCACTGCCGGCGATGGCGGAGGTGGTGGATCTGAAGGTCCAAATTCATACGAAGCTACAGCATGGAAAAAAGACCCAGAATTTGCAAATGCTGTAAATGATGTTGCAAAACATTTTAATATTCGTTCAAATGATCTTCTTGGATTGATGGCATCTGAATCTGGATTAAATCCCGCCGCAACCAACGGAACTCATGTGGGTTTGATTCAATTTAGTTCTGATTCAGCTAGAACTGTAGGAACTACTCAAGCAGCACTAAGAAAAATGACAAGAGTACAGCAAATGGAATATGTCAAAAAATATTTGCAGTACTGGAAGCTTCCCCAAGGTGCTACTGCAGGTCATTTATATACAGCAGTATTTTTGCCCGCTTTTGTTAGTAAACCCGCTAATTTTGTAATTGCGAATAGGTCTGGAACTGAACCCGCTGGTTACCCACAATCAAGACGGTGGTACTCTAGTAATCGTGGATTGGATATGAATAATGATGGTAAATTGACTATCGATGAATTAGGAAAAAGAATTGATAAAAAGAAGTCCGAATTTGGAATTCCAATGGCAAAAGGCGGTTTGGTAACTAAACGCAGATCTGGAAATGGACCTTTGAGCGAAAATAAGATGATTTTGAAGGAAGAGAATTTAAAATTTGCTAAGGGAGGAAAAATATTTCTGCATTGGACCGCCAGTGGATATCATTTTAAGCAACCAGGTTTCTATCATTCAATTATACAAGGTGATGGAACCGTTGCTAGACTTCATGACTATGCTTCCAGATCTCCTGGTCATACTTATTCCAGAAATAAATCTGGTGTTGGATTAAGTATTGCTGCTATGGGTGGTAACCCTGACCCATGGAGTATGCCTCCAAAACCGATACAGATTACAAATATGGCTAAAGAAATCGCAAATATCGCAAAAAGTTGGAACTGGAAACCAAATGATATTAACATAAAAAATGTTATGACTCATGCAGAAGCAGCATCAAATAAAGATGGAACTGCCCCTCATGAGAATTATGGTCCACGGGGATGGGGAGGAACTGGTGAGCGATGGGATCTTTGGCAATTGCAAAAGGGAGAGCCAGATGGTAGCGGTGGAAATAAACTTCGTGCTATGGCTAAAGGTTTTATGGGTGGAGATTCAACAATAATAAATGAATCTGGATCATCATCAGGACCATCATCAGGATCATCATCAGGATCATCATCAGGATCATCAGGAGCAGCTAAAGAAGAACCAGAAGAAGATCCATTCGAGATACTTGAGAGAGCAATTAGCGGATTGAAAACTTCTCTTGGATATACTACACCACCTGTTTCTGAAGATAGTTTAAAACCAACACCACAAAAAGCAAAAGTAAAAGCAACTCCTGTATCTGCTCCAGTTCCTGCAGCAAAATCAAGTACTATTAATTATAGGTCTAAGCAAGTACAGCAATTAGAAAATATTAGATCATTAACAGAAGAAGCAAATAGTATTTTACCTATGCCTATACCAATAAATATGAATAGTGGAGCTTCACAATCTGCTGCCTCTACTCAGGTGTTTTATGGAAAACCAATCATCACCATTGCGATCTGATAAATGGCAGTAACAGGTTTAAAAAGTTCAAAAATTACAATGTATAAGATGGTCTCTTTGCCTGCTGGCGGAGGATCTAAAGATGCTGCTATAAAATCAACTCAACTATCATATCGTGCTTTTACAACTGGTCTCAACAGAATTGGTGGAACTATTAACTCAACAATAGTTGTCAATAAGCAAATAAGAGATGCGTTGATAATAAATTTGAAACTCAAAGATAAAGAATTTGAGGAAGAAAAAAAAAGATTCCAGAAAGAAAAGGAAGAAAAAAATAAGGTAGCAAAAAAAGGATTTAGTGGATTTGCTGCTATCGGTAAAGCAGTAGAACGAGTAGCAATTGGATTTTTGCAGGGTCTTGCTTTACTTGGTGGAGCATTGATGAAATTTGTATTGACACAATCTATTTTGAGATGGATTGGCAATCCTGCAAATATACAAAAACTTACTACAGTTGTCCAAGCAATTTGGAATGTGATTAGTTTCTTTGCTAAACTTTTGAGTAGCGGTGTCACTAAAATGTTAGATGGTCTTGCCACTATGTTGGACGGCAAGAAAAATATATTTGAAAAAATAGGTGGTTTTGTTACTTTTGTTGCTGGATTTGGAACTATATTAGGAGCATCATTAATTCTTAAAAAACCCGGATTAGTTTTGAAAGGTGTTCACTGGGTACTTACAACATTATGGGCAAATTTATTTAAAACTAAACTTAGTTTAGCAAAACGATCTGCTGGTGGTGCCACAAAAGGAGCTGCTGGTGGATTTGCATCGTGGTCTGCAGATCAAAGTGCGAAAGGTGCTAAAGGGGGAAGATTTGGAGGAATAGCAAAAGGAATAGCAGCTGCCTCTGCAATTGCAGTTCCTGTTGTTGTTGGTGCTCAGATGGCAAGTGGGCCAGATGAGTTCTCATCTGCTCCTGGAAGTGTTTCTGGAGGCACTGGAGGCACTGATGGAACTGGAGGAGGAAGCGGTGGCGGAGATACTGGATTAGCTAAACTTGCTATGGGCGGTGTTGCAACCCGCCCAACATCAGCATTAATAGGTGAGGCTGGACCAGAAGTTCGTATGCCTTTAAGCAATGCTAAGGCAATGCAAAACTCTGGTATCAAACCACTATCGTCTCTTGGTGGAATGTTTACGGGTAGTGGCGATAGCAAGCAAGCAAAAAAATTATCAGATTTGTTTATGGCACCATTTCGAGGAATCGGTGCTGGTATCTTAGCTAATATATCTCAAATTGTCAGTAGTATAGGTCCTGCAGGACAGGCGCTAACTCCTATTTTGAGTAATATTATTACTCCAATTGCTAATAGTTTCGGGGTTCCTCCATCATTAGTTAAAACACTAACTGCTAAGACTCAAATTGGTTCTAAACCACAAGATCAAGGTAAAGGTGGTAAGGGTAAGGGAGATATATCTAAAATTTTTGGTAAGGGTAAAGTAGTAATTGAAGATTCTAAAAAATTTAAAAAAGTAGCTGATACTTCTGTCTTAGGATTGCTTAGCAATATGATTGCTGCAGTTCATGTTATTGGTAATAAAGTAGGTGGTTCAACACCAACACAAAAATCAACGCCTACAACAACGCCTACACCAACGTCGCCGCCACCAGGGCAAGGTGATACCCCCAAAGTTACTTCTGGTGCTCAAGGTGGTGGAGCTTCTGGTGGACCTACTAATACCGCTAAAGCAACCTTACAAAAGGCAGACGGACTAAGAGAAGATGGGTCATTGAAAGGGGTACAGGGAACTACTATAAAAGCAACTGATAAAAAAGCCTCAGAGTCTTCCCCCGGAGCTGGTTTATTGCCAGTAAAGAATGGAAATAGGCAGTATTGGTACAATGAATCTGGTGATGTCTTTATGTGGAAAAACCCAGGAGATCCTCTTACTGATATAACTTCATCTGGATTGATTGATTCCAAATCTTTAAAGGGAGTATTAGTTAGAGATTTGAAAACAGGTGAAGTAAAAATATTACAAGGAATGTTTGGTGGTGATCAAACTCCTGTTGGTTATTTTAATTATGCCATGGGTTCTATTCTCAAAGTTAGAGGAAAGAAAACAGGAAGAGCTGGAAACACTCCAGATAAATGGGAAAAACCAACTGACGGTAAATATGGACCCACAATTACACCAAATACATCTACGCCATCAAAAGAATCTACGCCATCAAAAGCAAGGGGAGGATGGATTAGTGGTCCTATGTCTGGGTATCCAGTATCTTTAGATGGTGGAGGATCAACTGCTTTTATTGGTCATGGAACAGAATGGGTAGGAATGAAAGCTGCCTCTGGTGGTGCATTCGTAGTTCCATTTGATACACCAGCAACTAGAAATAATCCTGGACTGACAGGATCTAGAATGCGTCAAGCAAAGCAGGGAGGATATGCTCTTCCTGGATATGCTAAAGGTGGTGCAGTTAAAGACAAGACTAAAGTTAAAGACAATAAAGGTTCTGGTGATAAAGGATTGCAAACTGCGACTTCTGGTGGTGCTGTTATTACATCGTTGTATGGACCCCGCTGGGGCAGATTCCATGCTGGCATCGATCTTGCTGGTGTTCCTGTCGGTACTCCTATTACTTCTTTGACTGGGGGTAAAGTTTTATATGCATCAACTTATAGTGGTTATGGTAATACTGTCGATCTTCAAGTTAGCCCTAGTAAAGTTCTTCGTTTTGCACACCTAGATGGTTTCCTTGTCAAAAAGGGGGATGTTATTCAACCTGGAACTAAGATTGGTACTTTAGGTAACACTGGCATTGGTACTGGTCCACACTTACATTATGAACATAGAAGCAGGTTAAGTTTTGGTCAAGAGGGATCTTTCGACCCACTTAAAACTGGAGCACTTAACGATATTACTATTGGTGGTAAACCAGTCAAAGGTGCCCAACCTGGGACTGAAGAAACTCCAGAAAACCCAATTAAATTAGATGGTGAGCAACAGGAGCAGGGTGATCCTTTTCAAGTTCTTGAAGAAGCAATCAAGAAATTACATGTATCTCTTGGATACGCACCATCAGATACTAGTGTTGCTGATGCAACCGAATCTACGGATAAAGCAAAGACAAATGCTATAAAAGCAGCAAAAGAAAAAGCAGCAGCATCTGCAGGAAAGGCAATGGATAATGCAAAGGCGAAGGTTAAAGCAGCAACTAAAGAAAATCGGGGAGCTCCCCCGCAACCAATTTTTATGCCTGGTAAAGTAACTACAATTCCTATTGAAGTTGCTTGGGCACCTACTACATCATTATATCAACCATCACTATCATTACTACAATGAGCACAAAATATAAATTACAATCCGTAAAACTTGTCAATCCTGTATCTGGCAAAGAGGGTGCTGATTTTGGTCAGATGGTTTCCGAAATTAGTATCGTTGAAAGTATCGATTTTCCTGCCATAAGATGTACAGTAACTGTTGAAGATGCTATCAGTACATATACTAAATTAACTGGAAATGAATTATTGCAAATAGAATATACTTTACCAGATCTGGGACAAAAAAAATCATATATATTTAAAGTTTATAGAGTTGGACCAATCGTTAAATTGCATCAAAAAGCAAGATATAATATCGAATGTATCTCTCAAGAATGTATGATCAATGAACTATCATATATTTTTGGTTCATATAAAAATAAAAAAGTATCTGAAATCATAAAGGAAATTCTTACTAGCGGACCACAATCTGGTGATAAGAGTACAAAACAAACTTCAAAAGGTATTAATATACTTAGTCGTAACAAAAAATTAGAAATTGAAGATACTAAAGATAAATTTCAATGTGTGATACCTGGAATGAGAGCATTTGATGCTGTTAATTGGTTAGGAAGTAAGGCGGTTCGCAACAATCCATCATCAGGGGCATCCTTTCAAAGTGGATTTATTTTCTATGAAAATTTTGATGGATTTTATTTTAAATCCTTCGATAAAATTGTAGAAGATTGTAAAAATTTTAAAGAATATACTGACCGAAATGGAAATAAAATAAAATCTTGGTATTATAAATATCAACCAAAAAAATCTTCTGATGATTCTACAGTTAAAGATTATGGAATTATTGAAAGTATTCAATATCCTGATGTATTTAATCTGACAGAACCAGTTAGAAATGGATCTTATGCGGGTCTATTTACTTCATTAGCATTAGATGTCATACCTAACAGTCAATTCAATAAACCTAAAGGTAACAAACAAGCACCTTACAGTGGAATATATTTTTCTTTAACTTCAGGCACAGCAGGAGATTTTGCAAATTTATATGCAAAACAGTCACATTTGGGATCAATAAGTCCATATGAAAATAATAAGGAGGATTATACTTTTAGAGCAACTAGAAGAAATAGAATGAAAGCAGATATGATACATGCTTTTGATGACCCTAATGAAAAAACTCCAACGTTGGAATCTGGTTCAAATCCAGTAAGAGCAAAAGAAGTTTCTGTATATACTCATGCAAGAAAAACTACTTTTTCTTCAATTAAATTGAGTATTAGAATTGCTGGTAATGCAGCTATGCATGTCGGAAATCCAATCACTGTTGAAATACCAAGACAAATACCAGATGAAGGAAAAATAGAACTTGACACAATTTATAGTGGTTTGTATGTTATTGCTGGCGTTAGACAACAATTAAATGGTAACGTAATGTTTTCCGATTTAGTTCTTGTTAAAGATTCTTTAGGATCATCCATTCCTAAGTAACTAAATAATAACACATTTATTTACATACGACGTTTGACAACTTGACACCTTTCTGCTATGATTACGGAGTTCTTAAGTTACCTGCTTGGTCGATGGTCAAACAAAGATCAAGCATACAGTAACCCATCTAAATATGCCTGGATTTTAAATTCTTGGGAAGATGTCGGAGATGGTAAGTACTTGTCTAAATCATGGTATCACTATGAAGGAGAACAAAAACCATACCGAGAAAATATTAAAACTTTTATTGAAACAGAATCTGAAATTATTATACAGAGTTGGGAAATTGATGGTACTCGAAATAAAAAATGTGATCTTGTGGTTACATTTTCGGAAGGACAATTTCTAGGTAAAAACATTGGAAAGGACTGTATCATTCGTGGTGCAGTCCTCCATTCAGAGTTTAAACTAAAACAAGGGGAATACTTAACCCGTGATGCGGGATATATAGATAATAAAATGATTTGGGGCAGTAAAGACTATTATCATTTCGGGCGATTAACTCAACGGTAGAGTACCTCCTTTACACGGAGTAGGTTGGCGGTTCGAATCCGTCATCACCCATTGATAGTAGCCTTTTTTATTATGAAAAATTTGACTACTATCATTTAGAGCCCAGGAGATTGCCCCTTGAGAAGGGGGACGTGCGCTTTCTTTATTGGGATGTAGAGTTCAATCAAATTTAATGCTTTTTAAAACACTTTCAATTATGGCTTTTGGTCTCGTCGGATTGGCACCCGTAACAGCAAAAGCAGCAAGTTCTTGTACACTTGCATCTCATTATGGAGTTGGTGATGGGTATCATGGTAGAACCACTGCCAACGGTGAAACGTACAATGCATATGGCAATTCCGTAGCTCACAAATGGTTACCCTTTGGCACTAGATTGCGTGTGACCAATCAACAAAATGGTAAATCTGTGACTGTGAGAGTAAATGATCGAGGACCTTATGTGGGCGGAAGATCTCTTGACTTGTCTTATGGTGCTTTTTCTTCAATTGCTAACCCAGGTCAAGGAGTTGCTGACGTTTGTTATAGTCAAATTTAATTAAGTGGGAGGGCAACCTCCCTTTTTTTGTATAAATAATTTTTGAATCTATGATTGACAATAATGCCTGCTACCTTTGATGGAATTCTTAATGAACCAACTGTGGATTTTCTTGGTAAAGATGGATTCTATTGGTGGTTTGGCGAAGTTGTAGAAGACAAAGATCCGTTACAAGTTGGACGGGTAAAGGTTAGAATATCTGGTTGGTATACTGGTCTTGATGATAAATTTAAGGAGACTATGCCCGATGAAGATCTACCTTGGGCAATTGTATTACAACCAACAGATCAAGGTGGTCAGGAAGGCACAGGAAAATCAGCAGGACAATTAAAACCTGGTGCCATGGTTATGGGTTTCTTTTTGGATGGTCAAGAGGCTCAGCAACCAGTTGTTATGGGTGTTATTAGAGCATATAAACCAGGAACAGTTAATGGTGAAATCGAAAGTATCTATACGGGAGATACTTATGATAATACTACAAATTTAGGTATAACAAATCCTGCAACAGGTCAATCTGATACCAGAGGGACGGGTTTAAGTACCAGCACAAGTTCCAAAACAAATACTACATCACCAGCTCCAGGGCAACCATTAAATGCACTAAATGCAAATTTAAATACACTTGTAAATCCAGAATTACGTCCTGCAGCAAATGGTGTTGCTGGATCTTCAAATACCTTTGAAACGCATTTAAGCTACATGCTTAAAGATATCGGATTGACTATTTCGACTTTGGTTCCTAAAGATGGTGCTTGGATTAGTGTTGTCGATGGTACAGTTAAAAATGTTGATGCCTTAGCAGGAAAAGTAAAGAATTTGATTTCTGGTGTCTTGTCTGAAGCAGTTGCTGGATTAAAGGAATTATTTGTCACAACAATGGCAAAAGTTATTAAAGCTTTAAAACTAACATCATTTCTTGGTATTCCTTTTGTATATACAACGGCTCTACAAGCAATTATTAAAATAGTATTGAAGTATCTTTGTGATATTGATTCTAGTTTTTTGGGTAGTGCTTTATCTGCATTGAGTGGAACTGTTGATCAATTCATTGCAAGTGTGCTTGGTAAAGCATTTGATATGATATTTGAACTTGTATCAACTGCTTTTGATCAAATTATTTCGGATATTCTTTGTGCTATCGATGCACTGTTTAGTCAAATACAAAGTATTATTTCTGCGATATCATCAGCAATACAAGTAGTTAAGAGTGTTTCGGAAACATTTAAAAAAGGAACATCGTTTTTTGAGAATTTAGAAAAATTAAGTATTAGTGATTTTTCTTCAATAACTGCTATCTTATCACTTTTGATTGGATTGTTACCAACTCAGTGCAATAGGACAGCTCCAGGCGGTGATGTAAATACAGGATTTATACCATTTTTAGGAAGTACAGATTGTAATTTTACTGGTGGAAGTCCTTTGGGAAATGACGGATCTGGACGATGTGGATCGGGGTCAGGAGGATTAAATAAAGCAACAAATATAATGACTGCTATTATTAATGAAGCAGATCCATATTTGACAGCATTTTCAAATGCTATGAATGGATCATATAGTGCTCAATTTAGTACTCCTGGTAGAGAAGCAACCTTAGTAAGAACAGCAGATGGTACTACAGTTTCTGCAGTCAAGTCAAATGATTCTGTGGCAAATAACTTTAAAACACAACGAGATGCTGCCAAAGAAGGAAAAAACCCCTCACCTCCCAAAAACGAAAAAGCAGGTGAAACAATTGCAGGACTACATGTAAATTGTCCAAATCCAACATCAATTGATGTACATAAAGACATGTCTGTTTATAATAAAGGCATATTTCAACATACAATTGATGGTAATTATAAATTAAAAATTGTTGGTAATTTAGATATTGAAGTTGGCGGTCGCTTAGCAATGCATGTAAGTGGAGCGCCACAGACAGTTGCAAATAATGGTAAAAAGGGAGATACTTCTTCTAAGCAAAGAAAGAATTTGATTGTATTTGATAGCGATACAGAAATTTCTGGTAGGGGCAAATTTGAAACTCAAAGTATGGGATCTACGGTTGCTGCAAAATCAGGAACAGATCAGAAAATTATTTCTGATAATTTGTCATTAAATGTTCCTAGTATGAATATTAATTGTAGTAATGATTTAAAATTGACTGCTGGCAATTGCATGTATGTTGAAACACCTTCTCTTATTAGAAATATTAATGTTGGCGGAATTCCTGGTATAAAGAGAGGGATTACTACATTTATTATGGGTGGATCATATGATATGTTCATTACTCCAGGAGCTATGGGTGCGGCTGATTTTGTACCTAGATTTAATGTTACTAATGCAGCAGGACCAGTCAGTATTCAAGTTGGTGCAGTTGGGTTTTCAGTGAATGTTGGTGCTGGATACGGAACAATAAATGTTGCTGCTGGTGCTTTAAGTTTGAATGCAGCAGCAGGGGCAGTTGCAATAAATGCAGGTGCTGCCGTCAGCATTAAAGCAGCTGCTACCTGCGATGTTAAAGCTGCTCTAATTAGTCTCAACTGACCCCTTGACAGGGGGTTGCCACTGTGCTATGATAACCCTGTACAGGCCCACTGGAACTTTTTAAAACACCTCTATGGAAATCAACATTTTTTCTGAACTAGATCGTGTGGTTCTAGATTTCACCAAACGCACCATTGAAATGTACGGTTATGATGGTGAATTTAAGTCCGAGTCTTGTCCTTTTACTGAAGAAGGACGTATTCAATTTCAAAATATAGTAGAATACTGTCAAAAAGTTCTTCCTGCTGACCAACGCATTTATAAACTATGAACACACAAGTCCCTGTAATTAATCTTTTTGAACTGTCTGAGAACGTAGAATTTATCTGTGAA